CATTCCCACCATACTGCCACTACTAACTACCGCAGAGCAGGAGCAGCTGCTAGCCCAGCTAGGCCACCTAGAAAAGCTTAAGCACAAAACACTGGTGCAGAAAAAGTTCATTGAGTTTGTGCACCACGTGTGGCCGTCGTTTATTGGTGGCAGGCACCACAAAGTGATGGCAGAGGCGTTCGAGCGGGTGGCTAGCGGAGAGTGCAAGCGCCTGATTATCAACATGCCTCCGCGGCACACAAAAAGTGAGTTTGCGTCCTACCTGCTGCCAGCGTGGTTTCTAGGCAAGTTCCCCCACAAGAAAGTCATCCAGACCTCAAACACCGCGGAGTTAGCAGTGGGGTTCGGCCGTAAGGTGCGAAACCTTGTGGACCAAGAGAACTACCGAGAGGTGTTCCCTAGCCTGATACTGCAAAGCGACTCCAAGGCGGCTGGCCGATGGAACACCAGCAGAGGCGGAGACTATTTTGCAATCGGTGTTGGCGGCACGGTAACGGGCAAGGGCGCTGACCTATTTATAATTGACGACCCACACTCGGAGCAGGATGCTAAGAACGCGGAGATGGACCCTGCCATATACGACAAGGTGTATGAGTGGTACACCTCCGGCCCGCGCCAGCGTCTGCAACCCGGTGCGGCCATCGTCATAGTTATGACCCGGTGGGGTATGCGAGACCTGACGGCGCAAGTAATTAAGGCCGCCGCGCAGCGGGGAGGCGAAGAGTGGGAGGTCATTGAGTTCCCGGCGCTGATGCCCTCGGACAAGCCACTGTGGCCAGAGTTTTGGCCGGTAGAGGAGCTGATGGCGCTAAAGGCCGAGCTGCCGAACTCAAAGTGGATGGCCCAGTACCAGCAGCAACCGACATCTGACTCAGCTGCAGTCATAAAACGGGAGTGGTGGAAACCGTGGGAGAAGGACGAGCCCCCAGAGTGTGAGTTTATTGTGCAGTCGTGGGATACGGCGTTTGAGGCAAACAACCGTGCCGACTACTCTGCGTGCACCACGTGGGGGATATTCTTCAACAACGCCACTGAGGTGTACAACATAATACTGCTAAACGCGTGCAAGGACAGGCTCGAGTTCCCGCAGCTCAAGGCGCTGGTGATGGAGCAGTATGACGAGTACGCCCCAGACTCTCTGATCGTGGAGAAGAAAGCTTCGGGCGCACCACTAATATATGAGCTTAGAGCCATGGGCGTGCCTGTGCAAGAGTACACACCGGTTAGGGGGGCGGCCAACAACCCTAACAACAAAATGGCGAGATTAAACTCGGTGTCTGATATATTTGCCTCGGGGTTAGTGTGGATACCCGAGCGCGCTTGGGCAGAAGAGTTGGTTGACGAGGTTGCAAGCTTCCCAGCTGGAGACCACGACGACTATGTCGACTCCACTATAATGGCGCTAATGCGGTTCAGACAGGGCGGGTTCTTGCACCTGCCAAGCGACGAGGAAGAGGCGACTCCCTCATACAGAAGACGTGCTGGTGGATACTATTAATGAAACTTACAAAACGAGTTGTGTTTGTCGCACGCCAGTATCGGTCGTTGATCCCCGCGATATGGCGCAGTTGGAGAACCGGACCTTACGACGCCCCGACACCGGAGCAGGTTAAAGCCTTTATGGAAAAAGGGGACGTTGATTTTGGGGTTAAGATTGGGCCGGTAAGCACCCCGCAAACCTGTTGCAAAGGGCCAAAAGAGCCGCCCATACACATTACTGAGGTGTCACTAAATGGCAATTAAGAAAAATATGACCCCTTCGCTTTTTGGCGATGACATCGAAGGCAGTCAGATGGTAGGCGTGGAGTTGCTTCTCAACGGGGAAGAGCCTGCGCAGACGACCACCATAATTGAGCTGGACGACGGTGGTGTTGAAATTACGTTGGGTGACGAAGAAGAGGAGCTTGACCTAGAGAGTGCCCCTTTCGACGCGAACCTTGCTGAGTACCTAGACGAGGGCGTGCTGCAGACTATCTCGAGTGAACTGATTGAGGCGGTTGACGGCGACATACAGTCTCGCAAAGATTGGGCAGACGCGTACGTCAAGGGGCTGGACGTGCTTGGCTTCAAGTATGAGCTACGTACAGAGCCGTGGGAAAATGCGTGCGGTGCGTACAGTAACATCCTTGCAGAGGCGGCCATTCGGTTCCAAGCAGAGACAATGAGTGAGACTTTCCCTGCTGCAGGCCCCGTGAAGACAAAAATTATTGGGGAAGTTACGCCGGAGAAAGAAGACGCTGCGGTACGTGTAAAAGACGACATGAACTACGAGATCACCGAGGTGATGGCTGAGTACCGCCCGGAGCATGAGCGCCTTCTGTACAGCCTTGGCCTAGCCGGTTCGGCGTTCAAGAAGGTGTATTACGACCCAGCCAAAGGGCGACAGGTTGCGCTGTACATACCCGGCGAAGATGTCGTTGTGCCGTACGGTGAGTCCAATATTGAGTCCGCTGAACGTGTTACGCACATCATGCGCAAGACGAAAAACGAAGTGGTTAAGCTGCAAGCCAGTGGGTTCTACCGCGACGTTGAGCTTGGGGAGCCAGTTTCCTTTTTTACCGACGTAGAAGAGGCTAAAGCGGAACAATCTGGATATACACTGACCTCGGATAGCCGGTTCGCCTTCCTTGAAATCCATGTAGACATGGTGATTGAGGGGGTTGACGACGACGAAGATGACGAAATTGCCAAGCCGTACGTGGTTACCATCGAAAAAGGCACTGGAGAGGTACTGTCCGTACGCCGAAATTGGAACCCAGAAGACTCATTAAGGCTAAAAAGGCAGCATTTTGTGCACTACGTGTACGTCCCGGGCTTTGGATTCTACGGATTGGGTTTGATTCATATCATTGGCGGGTATGCTCGAGCAGGGACGTCCATAATTCGTCAATTAGTTGACGCCGGAACCCTGTCTAACCTCCCCGGGGGCTTAAAAACGCGCGGTTTGCGTATAAAAGGTGACGATACCCCCATAGGACCCGGTGATTGGAAGGATGTTGACGTCCCTTCGGGCTCTATACGCGACAATATTATGGCGCTCCCCTATAAAGAGCCCAGCCAGACCCTACTGGCGCTTTTGCAGCAGATTACTGAGGAAGGTCGGCGTCTAGGCGCAATCAGCGACATGAATATCAGTGATATGAGTGCAAACGCGCCAGTGGGGACCACCCTAGCCCTGCTAGAGCGCACACTAAAACCGATGGCGGCAGTGCAAGCTAGGGTCCATTTTGCAATGAAGCAGGAGTTTAAACTCCTACGCAACATCATTGCTGACTACGCCCCAGAAGATTACTCGTACGAGCCAGAGCGTGGCACACCGCGGGCCCGCAGAATGGACTACGCGATGGTAGACGTAATTCCAGTAAGCGACCCCAACAGCTCAACCATGGCTCAAAGGGTTGTCCAGTACCAAACGGCACTGCAAATGTCCGCTATGGCTCCACAGGTGTACGACCTACCTTTGCTGCACCGACAGATGATTGAAGTATTGGGTATAAAAAACGCGGACAAAATTGTGCCTGTCGATAAGGACGTGAGGCCGATTGACCCTGTAAGCGAGAACATGAACGCCCTAGTTGGCAAGCCCATAAAAGCGTTTATAAATCAGTCGCACGAAGCCCACATAGCTACCCACCAAGCGTTCATGCAGGACCCTGCTATTATGCAAACTGTTGGGCAGAACCCCATGGCTCAGCAGATTATGGCTGCGCTGCATGCACACATTGCCGAGCACGTTGCATTCCAGTACCGCCAGCAGATCGAGATCAAGATTGGTGCTCCGCTGCCCGCCTACAACGAAGAGCTCCCGCCAGAGTTTGAGGTCCAGCTGGCCCAGCTGCAGTCAGCCGCAGCAATTCAGCTTACTCAGGCTAACCAGCAACAACAAGCGCAACAACAAGCGCAACAACAAGCGCAAGACCCGCTTATCCAGATGCAGATGCAAGAGTTGCAGATAAAGGGTTCCGACATACAGCGTAAAGCTCAGAAAGATCAGAACGACGCAGCCCTTGCGGCCGCAAGATTGGGGCTGGATAGAAAGAAGGCTGACACTACCGCCATGCTTGAAGCCACTCGTGTGGCAGCACAGACAGACCAAGCGCAAGCAAGGAACGATCTGGATGAAGCTAAAGCAATACTAGCTTCCATTACAGCGCAACAACCCCGTGGTCCAGAGGGCATGTAGCCATGAGTAAAACCGTCTTTGACGTGCTGAGTGACAAATTAACTGAGCTTAAACGCTCTAACGAAGAATTCTTGGTAAAGGGTAGGGCAAAAGACTACGCGGACTACCGAGAATCGTGTGGGGTAATTCGGGGTCTAACCGCCGCACAGATAGAGATACAAGACCTTGCGAAAAACTACGCGGACCAAGATTATGGTTAAAACAGCTATTTCAGAGGAAGTACTAACCGCTCTTGAACAGAAGAGGCGCGATAAAATTGCTACTGAGGCCAAAGAGCAAGCGGCTCTGGAGGCCAAGATACCAAAACCAGTGGGGTATCGCTTGCTGATTGCACTGCCCAACGTCGAAGAAACTTTTGCAGGAAGCGGGATTGTTAAAGCGGGTAAAACTCTGCACGAGGAGTACGTACTTTCAACCGTTGGTCTGGTGTTGGATATGGGCGAACAAGCCTATACGGACAAAGACAGGTTCCCTACGGGGGCATGGTGCAAGCGCGGGGACTATGTGATGTTCCGGGCTAACACAGGTACACGCTTTAAACTGGGGGGCCAAGAGTATCGAATCATGAACGACGATTCTATCGAAGCCGTTGTAGACGATCCGCGTGCGATTACGCGTGCATAAAAGGAAAACATCATGGCCATGCAGGAAGTAAAATTTGAATTTCCGGACCCTAACAAAAAGCTTGGTGCTGGGGAAGTGGACGTTAGCGTAGAGTTAGACGCCAACGACGAAGGGGACCTTGAAATTGAGGGCAACAAAACCCGAGAGAATATAAAGGTGCCCAGTCGAATAAAGGCTGGGGACATAGAAATTGAGGTAGAAGACGACACTCCATTGGAAGATCGCGGGCGTAAGCCGTCTAAGCCGCCTGAAGAAGTTAGTGATGAAGAGTTGGAAAGCTACTCAGAGAAAGTTAAGGCCCGCATCAATCGCTTTAACAAGGGTTACCATGACGAGCGCCGTGCAAAAGAACAAGCGCTTAGAGAGCGAGAAGCACTGGAGTCCTACGCCAAACAGCTGATAACAGAGAATAACACCCTCAAGGGCACTGTTAACACAAGCCAGACGCTGTTAGTCGCCCAAGCAAAGAAAGTTGTTGCCGCCGAAATGGAAGACGCTAAGCGCAAGTACCGTGAAGCGTATGAAGCTGGAGATTCCGAGGCCATTGCAAACGCACAAGAGTCGATTACCACCGCCAAAATCAGGGCGGATCGCGTAGATAACTACAAACCAGTGGCTTTACAAACTAAAGAAATTGATGTACAAGTACCCCAGCAACCAAACGTAAGCAAACCTGTTCGAGACGAAATCGCCGATGCTTGGGCTGAAAAGAACCCTTGGTTCGGTTCAGACGACGAAATGACCGGACATGCGCTGGGTTTGGACACAAAACTTAAGAAGGAAGGGGTTGACCCCCGATCAGACAAATACTACGAGATCATTAACGCTCGTATGCGCGAGAAATTCCCCGAACACTTTGACGGTGACGATGGGGAAACAGTAGTACCCAGAAAAAGATCAAGCAATGTGGTTGCTCCCGCTACGCGGAGCACAGCGCCTACGAAAATTAGGCTAACGCAATCACAAGTAGCTATCGCTAAAAAACTCGGGGTACCACTAGAAATATACGCCAAACAGGCTGCACTTTTGAGGGAGAAATAGGAATGGCTGACAACAGATTAGATCGTGATTTACTCACACGGGATAAGAATATTCGTAAACAGGCGTGGAAACGCCCCGAAGTTCTGCCCTCCCCTAACCCCCAACCGGGTTATGGGTTCCACTGGGTGCGCGTAAGCACACAAGGTCAGGCGGATGCCACGAATGTTTCTTCAAAACTGCGTGAAGGTTGGGTACCCGTACTAGCTAAAGATCACCCCGAGATTTTTATGATAGGCGTTGAGAACGAACGCTTTAAGGATAATGTCGTGATTGGCGGTCTTATGTTATGTAAAGCACCAGAAGAGTTGATTGCGGAACGGACTGAATACTACAGTAACCAAACCCAATCCCAGATGCGTGCTGTGGACAGCAACCTGATGCGTGAAAATGACCCGAGGATGCCGCTGTTTAGCGAGCGAAAGTCTTCGGTAACTTTTGGTAAAGGCTAATTTTAGGAGTTTATCATGGCTACAACTGCCGCACCGTACGGGCTTCGGCCCGTTAAACGTGTAGATGGACTGCCCTACGCGGGCGCCTTCTCTACATACTTGATCGACCCTTCTGGCTTTGCTTCCAACATCTTCTACGGAAGTGTTGTGTACAGCAATACCAGCGGTTTTATCAACATCGTCACCGCT